ACCCTTGTAGGGATCTGCCTTCTTAGTCTTCGGGCCACTCCACTTTGTATCCTGCTGCTCCGCTGGCTTGGTATAATCAATTGCCATTATCGCATCTCCGACATGTTATTCAGGACATCTTCAACTATCTGGTCAACAGGTATACCGCTTATCTCATCCGGTGGTGTCTGCTGATACTGCCGTGGAGCCTGTATACCCATTGTATCGAATACTTTATTCATGTTCTCTTTTACGAACTTCTCAGCCATATCGACCGGAGCCATAAACTGGTTGACGTTCTTCGGATTTGCCATCTTATCCTCCTATCCTCTGACCTGAGGGTACGTTGACCGGGCCACCTGTCGGCCCGCCTAGCTGTGCTCCGAGGGCATCAATACCACCCATACCCTGCGGATAGACACTTGGTTCACCCTGCTGTGCTGCAACTCTGGCAGCCTGCATGTTCCGTTCACCCGGCCTCTGTAGCTGCGCTCCGCCTATATTCATAGCTCCGGGGTTACCGGAAGGCTGACCACCGGGAGACACAGACTGTTCCATCTGCTGCGGCAGTCCTATGCGTTCAAGCAGTAACTGCGTCTGCTGCTGGATGAACTCAGGTGATTTCATAAGCTGTTCGGCGTTGATCTGCATCTGTTCCTCAAGCGGATTGATGATTCCTGCACGGCGCTGCGCTTCGTAGAGGGAGATAACCCCTGCACTGTGCAGTCTGAGGGCAAGAAGTGCTTCACGCTCCCGTTCTTCCGGGGCTTCCGCCTTGATCGACACCACGTTTTCGTAGTAACCCTTGATATCTTCAGGGCCAATTGACTGATCGAAGTTATGCACTTCAGATCGTGCGTGAACAGTCACCCGTCCCATCAGCTTGTGTTCTACGAGTTTCGCAAACTTTTCGTTGATTCTCTCTATAGAATGACGTAATCCGTCGGCTACTCCCTGGAAGACAAGCCTCCCCATGCCGGAGAGAACTGAAATGCCGAATCCTGAAGAGACACCACGTGGTCTGACACCTCTCACGACATTGGGAAAGGTTGCCTGCTCTATGAGCGTCTGCACTATGTTAAGCTGCTGAAAGAGATCCGGTGGTGTCTGTACCATCGGGGAGACTCTCACCTCCACACCGGGAGGCAGGACGTTCTTTCCTCCGAAGAGTTCGTAGTCCTCGGCAGCTTCTTCCGCCTGTGCCCTTGGGCCTGCGAAGTCGAGTGTTCTGTAGGCTGTAGTCCTGACGATAGCGCCTAGCTGTGTAATGAGTCTGGCTTCTTCGTCAAGCAGTGAATGTACGTTATTGAGGATACCCCGATAGCGTTCCTGTGGGGTTCCGTCCTCGAATGTATAGCTGTGAACAGGCATAACCTGTGTGTAGGGGAGGAATCCGTAGCCGTGCTTATGGGGTCCCCAGACGATCTGGTCGTCTGCTAGGTATGCTACCCATTCCTCATCCCAGTATTCCATCCACTGGGCTATCTGGTTTCCGTCTTTCTGTGTTGTCCACTCCGGGTATCGCCTCTGTATATCCCTGACGGTACGCTGGGTGTATTCTATTGCCCACTTTGTGCGGGTTTTTGAGTCGTCCCATATCAGGTTTTTTGGGTTGACGACTGAAACAACGAAGGGAAATGACAGGTCGCGGTCTTCCATGAAGTCTGAGAGTGCGTCCTTGTATTCTCCATCTGTTTCAAACTGATCTATCAGTGGCGCATCAGGCCACCGGTCGGAATCAAACATAACCTTCATCCATCCTATACCGTAGAGGAAGAACTGTCTGACTGCTGTACGAAGGACAGGTTCACGAATACTTGACCAGACGCCCTGATAGAAGCGTTTGATGCGTTCTGCGCGTGCTTTTGATCTTGGCCCTGCGGGGACATCTATCTGTATGTTGTTGACATCAACGTGGTCTGTACCGACGTTGATGATTGCACCTGCTGTAGCAGGCCATACAGGGTCAATACCTTCAGGGGAGGGGACAGTACGCCGTCCTAGGTAATAATCCTCTTCAAGGCTGCACTGTCTGTGAAATCCGCTGTAATACTGTTGAGATTCACGAAAGAGTCCGAGTATTTCAGACAGGCTTGGAGCCTGATCTTCCTCGCCATCCTGAGCGAATCCTGGTATCCACTGTCCTGATGCACGTTCCGATGATGCTAATACCATGTCAGATCACCACTCCCGAGCGTTCCCATCGCTCTTCTGTACGTTTCCGCCTCATTTCCCTCATAATAGACTCACCCCTGCTATTGAAGTTACCCGCCTCTGCCTGTGCCTGTGTTGGGGCATATCTCCTGTTACGCAACTGGCGACGCTGCGGGGAAAGAGGTGGCGGTTCCGCGCAGGCCGTCAGTGCAAGAGCAAGTGCGAACACTTCGTCGTCATGTTCGCCCGGAGGAGCTTCAACGCGATAGTTCCCTGAAGGCATTTTCCTGTACTGGAATGCACGAAGTTGGCGCAGGAGAGGAGCCACGGCAGGAAAGTGGACAGTCTCACGTTCTATCGACACTGCCAGTGACTGGAGCAGACTCTCACGGGAGGATGCTGTGATGATGAATGGCTCACACGGAACTCCTGATTCCTGCAATTCCTGTACGAAAATGTCACCGCCCATGCCTGTAGCATCCACAACGAGGCGTGAGAAGTTCCATTCATTGAACAACCGCACGATAGATTCTCTCTGTATAACCCAGTTAGTGCCGTCATCCCACATCGTGTGGTAGACGACTTTCCGGGTATGTGCGTCCATGATAAAGACAACGCTTGCGTCTGTCTTGCGACCAAGGTCGATACCTGCTACATACTCGACCCCATCGACGGGGCCGGGGAGAAGATCTCCAGCTACGCAGGCGTTGATATTCCTGAAGTACCCGGCTTCTTCTGAGAATTCTGCAAGGTACATACGGCGCCATGCCGTTTCTCGTAACGTTTCTCTGTCAGCTTCTATCTCAGCTTTCTGGAAATCGTCGAGCAGGGGGTTTTCAAATGATGTTGCCTTATAGGCGACGTACCCCGGTCTGCCCTCACTTGCTGAAACGTAGACCCTGTGAAACCAGTGATCTCGCCAGAGTGAGGGGATCCCTTCGTATATAGCGTAGGACATTCTTCCGGGGCTTCTCAGCGTAGGCAGGAGCTTTTCGTAAGCTCTGTCCGGTATATCCTGAGCCTCAGTAATCCAGAGGAAATCGAGTCCTGCTGTCTGAAGTGCATCAGGATCATGTGCTGACTTTACTTCGATCATACCCCACTTGCGTTCTTCTGATCCCAGGAGGTACACCATATGTTCGTCCTGATGGATACCGCCGGGGGCAATGAACTGTCCGGGGAGGAAGGAGACAAGCTCGTTCCAGACCTGACGTGACTGTGGGTATGAGGGAGAGACGATCCATGCGTGGAAGGGGGGGATAATACTGTTATCGACGGGTATTTCGAGTGATTCTACGAATCTCTTGATAAGCTCCCAGAGGGAAAAGCGGGACTTTCCCCACCTTCGCCCGACTTCGAGTACCTTGACCTTCGCATCCTGGTCGTGCAGATACTGCTGCCCCTTGTGGGGGGTATAGGAAACGCCGAGATCAAGCTGTGATATCTCATTCTTCGTTGACATCAATCACCTTACCGTCTTCTTTTCCGAACATCTTCACATTGACATTGACGAAGCCACCGGGGATACCACCCTGATCGTTCTGCGTCATACCTGCCATGTTATGGAGATGCTTGATAGCATTGAGCTTTGTGGTCAGATTGTCTGACTGTTCGATAAGCTCCATGAGTTCAAGTGTTGCCTTTGGGAGCATAGACATAAGGACGGATTCAGAGAACTCTTTAGGCTGAGTTGATGTTTCGCGGATAAGAACAGCGAAGGAATTATTCTCCTCCTGCTCCTCCACCCACGACATCGTCTTGCCTATAGCCTTAGCAGCCTTTGTCCTGTCCCTGTGCCAGCAGAGCGTCGCAAGGTACGTCCTCTGCTCGTCTGTCACCATGTCCCATAGGGGTGATTCCTGTAAATTTTTGAGATCACTCGACACAGAACGAGAGGGTGTACTCTTCATCATCAGTGCCGGGTGTTTTGTTTTCTCGGGTCTTCGAGGCATAGTATCCTCCATGAGACAGTGTGACTGCTGATTTCTGAGTTGTCAAGATATTGGAGGCGCTATAGTAATAACTTTCCCGTCTTCCATACTGACAGGGTGACTGACATAGACAGGATCTCCCGTAGTGTTGGAGTGCAGGACGTTTTCGTAGAACCAGACACTTGCCTGATCCTGTGGCAGTTCCTTGATTTCTGACAGGAGTCCGACAAACAGGTCGAAGTTATAGGCAGCAACGATTCCATTTGCGTCTACATGGCAGACACCTATCAGGGCAGGGTCATACTGTTCAGGCCAGAGCCATCCCTCCGGACTCATAGCCTTATCGTTGATAATTTTCCTGACTGTTTCTACTAGCTGTGGCCTCATAGTACCCCCAGATCTTTTCGCATATCGCTCATAGCGACCGGTGCTGGCTCAAATCCGCAGACAGAGCAGTGGAACCCATAGAGTATCTGCTTCGGAGTCTTTGTGCCAGACTTCGCAACAGTCCCATCTGTCTTGTAGCAGTACAGCCTGCGATACCGCATCTTCCGCGTTCCGTGCTTATGAAAGAGTTCAGGCATGATCTTCACCCCCCTGTGCCAGGTGAAGAAAGACTGGTGTCCTGTCTCCAGCCCATGTGCCGATCACGTTGAAGGAGAAGTGCTCAACAGCCTCTTCGTAGGTACAACCGTCCTCCATGTACATCTCAATGCATTTATCATAATCGTATGCAGCTACAGGATCCATACCGAACCTCTCTGCTACCCCAACCAACGCTTCCGGTATATCATCAAACAGCACAATCTCTTCCCAGTCTACTGCGGGATACTCATCCTCAATAAAAGTAACTATCTCTTCCCGATTCATATCTCCTCCTCAGTATTTCCTCATAAATGTTTTCTTCTGGTTTTTGATGCTGCATGGCTTGCATCGAGTACGTAACCCATACCTCTGCTTCGGAATCCATTCGCCTTCCTCGCAGTCT